CGAGCGCGATCGCTGCTGGCACCTACGCCAAGGTGTTCTCCGTCGATTTTTATGGCGCGAAGGGGGATCGCCGACAATATTCGGGTGCGCTGACCGTGGCGGCTGGCAGCAACCAAACACTGACCATTGCCGGGGCCGATCTGAGTTCCGCCGTTCCCGGGCAGTTGGTGGTCCTGCCTCTTGGCGGGGCGGCAGGCGCTGGCGTCAAGGCGACGGTTGCGTCGGTCAGCGGTAATTCCATCACGCTGGCCGGCACTGTCGCGACGGCGCTCTCAGGCATCGCGTATCAGGCTAGCGGCAATCCTACGATCGCCACCGTCGCCATTGATGGCGTTGACGGGGCTGGAACCGGCGTCAGCCCGCTGGACGTCTACACGCTGACCGGCGGGACATCTGTGGTGGCTGCCCAGGTGACGGTGCAGAGCACCAAGGTGGTGGTCCTCAACAGCAATGCGCCGGGGAGCGGCGGCATTGACGGCACCTACACATTCACCGGCACATCTCCTGGCGCAACGAAATTCCAGTTCACCGCGCGGATCACCAGCGGAAGCCTGAACATAGACACCCTCGTCTTGACGCAGGCCGGGGCCTACCAAAAGAACCCGCCGCTGCTATGGGCCGAACCGATTGTCGATGTTGGCGGCGTCAGCGGGCTGACGGGCGCGAGTGTTTCGTTGGTGATGGGCGCGAACAATGCGCAAATTCAATTCCAACCGTCATCGATAGCAACGGTCACTACTCCCGGCGGATACTCGGCCTACCCCGCCGACCCCGTCAGCGCGACCGGGCCGGGGAGCGGCGTGAAGTTTCACATGGCAGGGCGTTGGGTCGCGCCGACCGTGGTGATCGGCACCGACAACGTGCCAGCAATCAATGCGGCCAGGGCTGCGATGGTGGCGCAGGGCTTTGTTGATGCAGTGGGCAGACCATCGGCGAACTCCACGCTGCTTTTCTCGTCTGGTGGGGATTATCTCTTCGGTGGTCCGCTGAATTTCACCGGCATCTCGCGGTTGAATATCGACGGCCAACGGGCGCGCATATATTCGTGTGCGGCGGGCAAGCCGGTGTTTGATGGTTTGGGCTGCGCCAACGTCGCCTTCACCAACATGGTCATCACCGGGGACGCTACGTTCCCGCCACGCTGGGCGTTCCAGTATGGGCGGGTTTCCAACGTAACCACCGCTCCAGCCAATACGTTCGATCAGCTCATCATCGAGGGCACATTCATCGACGCAGGCTTCGACTACAACTGCTGTTCCGAAGGCATCAACGTAGGGCTAGTGCGCGGTGGCTTCTCCGCTCCCTACAGCCGCATCGAGGACGCCTGCAATTCCAGCTTTTGGAACGTCACGTCCGACTTCATCACCAGCACTATGACTGTTGACCAGGTCAAGCCTTTCGAGGGCGGCAATTCCGGTCAGGTATCGCTGATCAACAAGCACCCTAACGGCTGCGGCGTCTGGATGCTGGGCGGCTCAATCCACAACTACGATAGTTCCTACTTTTTCTGCCCCCAAGATGTCTTCGTCATCATCGTGTCCTCTCTCACTTCCGTTGCGGTGGGGCTGCAGGCCCCGAATTGCCATATCGAGGGTGCTCGCCGGGGGGTGGTATTCCGCAAGGGGCCAACGGGCGGCTATGGCGTTCCGCTGTTCAGCCGTTTCGTATTCAGTGACAGCAGCTGCTATGTCACCGAGAACCTGTTCGGCGTCACCGAGCCGGGCATCGTCCATGTAAGGATATTCAACAGCGACATCACTGTCGGATTTGGCAGCGCCACCGCAGGATACTTCGACGACGAGAGCATGGTGACGCACTCCGCCATTATCGTTGGCGCGGATGGCGGGGTGAGCGGTCGATGGCAGCAGAATGTTCCGGCGGATATGACCGGCATCGCGCTCCTTACCGGCGCGGATGCCCCGGAGTTATTTGTCTACAATCTGGTAGCGCAGACAGACACCGCCATCAACGGGCAGCTTTCGGTCAATGGCCGCACGCAGACGGCTGGTCAGATCAGCGTCTCGGACGGAACCGTGGCGTCGATCAATGTCGCCACATACGGGCTCTACATAAATCCTGATTACCCTACCTGCGTGGTCGATCCGTCTCCCGGTGGCACTGCGCTGGCGAGCGTCACGGCGATGCAGTGGCTCAGTGATACGCACATCATCACCCCCGGCACCGGATATGTCGTCGGTGATGTGGTTACGCTCCAGGGTGGCACTTTCGTCCAGGCCGCACAGCGTGTGGTGATCGGGATCAACGGCTCCGGCGGCGTCACACTTTTGGGCGGACGCATTCCAGGGAGTTACTCTGTCTACCCACCTATCAATGCGACAATGACGGGGGGCCACGGCACCGGGCTCGTCGTCAGCCCGCTGGATTGGGGCGTGCGCAAGGACGGCACAGGCGTCACGGTAACGAACCATGGCTCGGCATATCCGTCATTCCCGGGCGTGACGTTCTCGACCCCTGTTAATGGTGCGAGCGCCGCGCGCGGCTCTGTTGTCATGGGGCAGGCGTGGTATGCCGACAGCACGGTGGCGCACTTCAACGTCCCGGTCAGCCTGCCGAGCGCATCGGTCGCGGTGACACAGGCTCCAGGCGATGCCGATACCAGCGTCGCCACCACCGCGTTCGTGCAGGCGGCGGTTGGCGCTGCCGCTGCGATCGTGAGCCAGACCATCGCCACCGTCACCACCAACACCGTCAGCGTTCCTGCGGGCACGAATTATGTCGTGGTGCAGGACAGCATCCACCCGGTGAACACGCTCACGGTCGGCAGCGGCACGCTCGCAGATGGTTATGACCTGTGGATGTCTTTCCCCAATGGTGGCGTGTTCAGCGGGCAGACGCTGAGCGCGCACGGCAACCTCACGCTCAAGGTGTTGGGCGGCGGCTGGTCGATCCTCGCAAAATTCGGGTGATGTACATGCGCAAGCTGCTGCTGACGTTTCTCATGCTGCCGTGGCTGGCGCATGCGCAGGCGATCAATGCGCCGCCGACGATCACATCGTTCAATCAGCTCCAGGGATCAACCGGCGGCGCAATCACCGGCTTCGGAACATCCACCGGGCAGGCATTGGGGCCGCTGGCCAATATCGGGGCTTCCGGTCACGGCCTCACCATCACCGGACCCAACCGGTTGATCCTGCAATCGCTCACACCGGGCGCGCCAACTGATTACGCGATATTGCAGATCCAGAGAAACACGGACTTCACGGGCGGCTCGCTCGCTAACATCATCCAGGCTTTCATCGTGCAAAACAATGTCGGGGCGAACGACGCTACGAATGAATACGCTATGGTAGGCAACTGCACTTCCATCAGCACGGTTTCGGCTAACTGCATCGGTGCTGCGGGACAGGGGGTTCGCAATGCCGGCAATTCAGAAGTGTGGGGAGGTATTTTCGGAGCGCGCGATGCTACAGATCAGCTAAGTTCTGCGGGACGGGGCGTTGTCGGCGCTGAGATTGATTTCGGCGCAAATAAAGCGGACGACGCCAATAACGGGGCCATGATCGGGGGGCACGGTGTGCGGGTTGGCGTTGATCTGGTGCTCTATCGTGCCACCACATCGGATGTTACACAAATACAGGGTGCAATCGGATTATGGTTCACCACAAGCACGATCACAGGCACGCCAGCCCCGGACACTCACACTAACTACGGCTCGATGATCGGGGCAATGATCAACGCGCAGGCGTATTCGGTCCTCGATGCGCGCGGCGTGATCGCCCCAACCTCCTCAGCCAATCCCGTTTATAGCCTCAATATGGATGCTGGACAGGCCATCGAGTTCAAGGGCGATGACACAACGCTCTCCCCTGCGCCACAGCGGACCATGCTCTACGCCGGTAGCGCGCTCTCCTATCAGGTGTCCGGCGTGACGAAATTCGCCATCTCCGACACCGGGGTGTTGAGTAGCGCGGGCACGGCAGGGGTTAGCTGCACATCCGGTGGTGTTACCGCCGCGACAATGGTGGTCGTCGGCGGTATTGTGACCCATTGCTGATGCGCACTCTGATTGCCCTGCTGGCGTTCGTCCCGATGTGCGCCGCTGCGCAGCAGATGCCCTCGCCGCAGCCGTTCTGTATGCCCTCGTCGCAGGCTCAGAGCCTCGTGAGCTGGCTCTCACAAGCCCAGGCATTGCAGATGCAGATGGTCGAGGCGGCGCAGGCCAGGGACCACGAGGCGGCGCTCATCGTCAAAGCCAAGGCGGAGCAGAAGGCCGAGGATGAAGCGGCAGCTAAACCGAAAGATTGAGGAGCAGCACCCGTGACAGTGCAACGCGATAGCGGCGGCAGCGCCGTGCAGGCCGCCAGGCCGTATCTCTCGCAGACGGTGGCGATCGGAGCGGCAAGCGCGCCCAGTGCCGCGTTCGCCACCAATCCTGATCAGCGGACATATGTGGGAACCGGCGTGGCCATGCCGACGAACCAGACGCAGCATGTTCGGCTGGTCGCCACATCCGATTGCTGGATATCGTTCGGCGCCGCGCCGACGGCGGTGGCAAGCGGAACGTCGTCGATCTTCCTCCCTGCCGGGGTGCCGGAATACTTCTGGGTCTATCCCGGCGAGAAGGTGGCGGTCATCCAGAACGCGGCGGCGGGTTCGCTGAATATCGCGGAAATGGTCGCCTGATGTTTTTCGGGCTTGGATGCGTGGGTCGCCAGGCCGTCGCAGTCAAGACGGGGCGGCCCGCGCTTGATCTTAACTTCATGGCGCCGGGCACGCTCGACCCGCGTCTCACGTTCACTCGTGCGTCGGTGGGGACGTATTTCGACGTCACCGGCACGCTGCAGACGGCGACATCCGGGACGCCACGCTGGGATTACGATCCGGTTACGCATGTCCCCAGGGGCCTGCTGCTCGAGGATGGCAGAACTAACATCCTACTGAACAGCGCGACGCTGGGCACCCAGTCGGTCGCTGTCGCCGCGCAGGCTTACGTGCTGTCGTTCTACGGCACGGGAACGATCACGCTCACCGGAGCATCGACGGCGGGGCCGTTGACTGGCACCGGAGCGTTTCCGGCGCGCGTGTCGCTGGTATTCACGCCAAGCAGCGGGACACTTACGCTAACGGTCACCGGATCGGTGCTCAATGCCCAGCTGGAGGCCAGCAATTACGGTTACCCGACGAGCTGGATACCGACAACTGGTGCCAGCGTGGCCCGTGCTGCCGAGGCTTGCAGCATGTCAACTGCGGGGTGGCTCAACAGTGCGACGAGCACGCTGGCGATCGAATACATGGTCGGGCAATCGCCGAACCCTTCCGCTGCTCTGGTCCGCGACGCGTGCTGCATCTCGGACGGTTCCGCCGCCAATCGGCTGTTCCTGCGGGCGCAAGGCGTCAGCGCAGCCGTTGCGACAATCGGGACAACGGTTGCCAGTGCGACGACATTCTCGGGCGCTGTGGGAACCACGGCAGCAAATGCTGTCTCGAAATTTGCTTCGGCCTGGAACGGGACGACGGCCGTAGGATCATTCAACGCCGGCGCGACCGTTTCCTATAGCGTCGGGATGCCGGCCGGGCTGACCACACTGGCGGCAGGCAACGACTATCCGGGCGCAGCGGCATATCTCAATGGGTGGGTGCGCCGGGTTCGCTACTGGTCGCGCGCGTTGTCCAATGCCGAACTGCAGGCGGCGACGACATGAAGATACCACTGACCGGCGGCGCCTATCAGGCGCGCAGCGTCATCGCGAGCGCGCAGCGCTGTTTGAACCTTTTCATCGAGCCGCAGCCGCCGCAGGATGGCGAGCCCACGCCGGCCGCGCACTACCCGACGCCGGGGCTGGTGCTGCTGCGCTACCTGCCCGAGCTCCCGGTGCGTGCGCTGCGCCAGGCGAGCAACGGGAAAATTTATGCCGTCATCGGAAAGGGGCTCTACCGCATCACGCCACCGGCAGGGATCGCCGACTGGGACTATGTGCACCTGGGCGACATCACGCCCGGGCTCGTCACGCCCGCCAGCCTGGCCGACAACACCATCGACCTGGTCGTGGTCGATGGCAGCCCGAACGGCTGGAGCGTGCACCTCGACGACGACACATCGTTCGCGTCGATCGATGATCCCAACTTCTTCGGCGCCGATCGCGTCGATTACATCGACACCTACTTCGTCTTCAACCGGCCTGGCACGCAGCAGATGTATTGGAGCGGCGCGCTGGCGCTGACATTTGACGAGCTGGACCGTGCCAGCAAGAGCGCCGCTGCCGACCTGCTGGTGTCGCTGGTCGTGGCAAACAAGGAGATCATTCTGGTCGGCGAGCGCACCACCGAGGTCTTTTACGACGCCGCCGTCATCGACCCCACGACCGGGTTCCTGCTGAGCCAGTTCGCTTCGGTGCAGGGTGTGTTCATCGACTACGGGTGCGCGGCGAAATACTCGCTCGCCGGCAATGACAACACTGCATTTTTCCTGAGCCGCGATCGCACCGGCAAGGGCATCGTGATGATGGTGGCGGGATACCGGGGCAAACGGATTTCCACTTTCGCGATCGAAAATGCGATCCGCAAATATTCGCGCATCGATGACGCGATCGGGTTCTGTTATCAAATCGGCGGCCACATCTTTTACGTGCTGACGTTCCCGACGGCCGACCATACCTGGGTCTATGACCTGCTCACCGGGGAATGGCACGAGTGGGCGTTTACCGACAGCAACGGCAATGATCACGCGCACAGGATCATGTGCGTCTATCCATGCTTCGGCACGCTGCTCGCGGGCGACCGGCAAGCTGCCAACCTCTACGCGCTCGACCCGGACGCGAGCAGCGATGCTGGCTTTCCGATCAAGCGCGAGCGCTGCTTTCCGCACCTGATCCAGGAGGCGCGGCGCATAGTCTATCGCGAGTTCCTGGCGGATATGGAAACCGGCACCGGGCCGTCGGTTGCTGCGCGTGACAACCTCGTTTCGCTGTCGTGGTCCGACGATCGCGGCAGGCATTTCGGCAACCCCGTGTCCACCTCTCTCGGCGGCCTGGGCGATACTCTCACCAGCCTGCAATGGCAGCGGCTCGGCATGGCGCGCGATCGCATTTTCAAATTGACCTGGTCGACCGTGGCGCCGTGCGCGCTGCAGGGCGCGTGGATCACATATGACCTGGCCGACGATCCCAATCCCGCACCAAAGAAACAGGGAGCCGCCGCATGACCGCCCCGATCCTGCTGCAGCCGCTACCGCAATTCTGCGATGCGAACGGCAGGCCCTATGCGGGTGGGTCCATCACCACCTACGTGAAGGGCACTACCACGCCGAAGACGACGTGGAAGGACCCGGATCAGGCGGCGGTCAACACCAACCCGATCACGCTCGACGCGGCCGGGCAGTGCTCGATGTGGGGCGACGGCGACTACCAGCTCGAGCTGCACGACGCCGCCGGCACTCTGATCTGGAGCGCTCCCAGCACCACCGTGGTGTCGGCGGCGATGTATCCGGCGGTGTCCGCGCCGACCGTGGCTGATGCGCTGAATTACCTGGGCGTCACAAGCGCAATCAGCGGCGCGGTTGCGGCGGAAGCCACCATTCGCGCCAACGCAGACACCACCATCCAGGCGAACCTTGACGCCTTCATAACGGCGCAGGAGAGCTATGATACGTTAGCTGCGCAAACGGTCACCGACTGGGTGACCTACATGCAGATTGAAGACGCCAATCTGCAAAGCCAGATTAACACGATTTCCGGTGCGCCGGTCACCAACATGCAGGGCGGTGCCTCCACAATCGCTTTCACTGGCGGGTCAAGCGCGGTTCTCACCCTCACGTTCCCGCGCGCGTTTGCCAATGCGTGCGACGCGATCGTGGTGACGTCGAGCGACAGCAGTGTCGAGGGCACGCCGCACATCATGACCTATTCGGCTGTTCCGGTAGACAAAACGAAAGCCACGATCGTGGCTATATTCCCGTCCCCTGTGACGCCGAGCGGCTTTGGGTTCACTGCCAATTTCAACTGGATCGCGATCGGGCACTAAAGGTGGCAGCCCCTAAGGCAACCCAGTTCAGCGCAGCATTCCCGTCGGCGCCCCTGCTGGATGACGTAACCGGGCTGCTGACCCCCGCCTGGCGCGGCTTCTTCAGGGCCCTGTGGGCGCGCACGGGCGACGCGGACGGCGTCGACCTCGACGCCATCACGCAGTCGCTCGTGGAAGCCGACAACGGGCTGTCCACCCGCGACGACCAGCTCGCGGCATCGATCCTCGCCGAGACCGTCGCCCGCCGGGTTGCCGACAGCACCGAGGCGACGGCGCGTGCGGCCGAGGACACGGCCATCCGGGCGGCGATGCTGCCATTGAGCGGCGGCACGCTGACGGGGCCCCTCACAGGCACCGTGGGGACGTTCACGAGCCTGCAGACGGGCGGCAGCACCGGCCCGACGTGGACGGCGGGAGCCGGGCCGCCAACGGCCTCATGGCCCATCGGAAGCCTCTACAGCGACACGTCAGGGGCGGTCGGGGCGACGCTCTACGTCAGCCGGGGCGGCGGCGTGTGGAACGCGGTGGCGGGGGTGTGATGCGAAACTTCCAACAAGTTGCGAACGGCATCGATGTGTTGCCGTTGGTGCTGGAGCTTTATCGCCAGCCGGAACTGTGGAACCAACATACTGCGCGCACGGGCGGCAAGGGGTCGTTCGAAGGCACTGACGACATTTGGGTGCGGTTTCGCGATCCTCAGGAGCTGACCTCCACATCCTCGTTCAATGAACCCTTCACGCCGGTATTTTACCCGGCGTGGCATGCGCTTCCGCACCTGCGTCCGTTGGTTTTTGGGCTGATGGCTCGGCTGGAGGCAGTGCAGCTCGGCGGGATATTGATTACGCGCGTGCCGCCGGGACAGCAGGTTGCGCCGCATGATGATCGAGGACGCTGGCATCCGGAGTTCTTCAAAACCAAAGCCTATATGCCGCTGGCAACCAATCCACTTTGCTATAGCACCTGCGAAGAGGAACGGGTGGTAATGCAAATCGGTGAGGTTTGGTTATTCGACAACCTCAAGACGCATAGCACCGTGAACGACGGCGAAACCGACAGGATCACTGTCATCATATCAATGCGGGTGGAATGATGAAACGCGCGCCGCAACAGCCAATCACGACCGAGATCAAGCTGACTGATGACCTGTTCATCAAAACCGCCGTGGTGGCAGACGCCGGCACCATCATCCCGCAACACAGTCATCGTTATGACCACGTTACGCTGCTGGCCTACGGCAGCATGCGGGTGGTGGCGGGAGATGTGATGCTGGGAGATTATACCGGGCCTGCGGGCATTCTGATCCGAGCCGGGGTGAAACACACTATGACGACGCTAACGCCGGGTGTCGTGTTTGCCTGTATTCATGCGCTGCATGGCACCGACAGCGTCGAGGTGGACGAAGAGCACGAGCTGGAGTTGGAGAACTAACCATGCCTTGGACAGCAGCAGCTATTGGCGGCAGCGCGCTGATCGGCGGCATCACCTCGATGCTCGGCAGCTCCAAGGCGGCGAGCGCTGCCAAGGATGCCGCCAATCAGGCGCAGCAACGCTACATTCAAACCCGTTCAGACCTGCAGCCATACAACACGGCCGGCCAGGCCGCGCTGCCGACGATGAATGCGCTGGCGATGGATCGCACGGGTGGCGGGCCCGACTACGTCTCGCGCGCTGACGCGATGATGCCGGGGCAGATGACCCAGGCCGAGCTCGAGGCCACGCCAGGCTATAAATTCACGCTCGACCAGGGCATCAAGGCGGCGACCGGCAGCGCCGCCGCGCGGGGCTTAGGCGTGAGCAGCGGCGGTGCTCTCAAGGCGATCACGGGATATGCGACCGGGTTGGCCAACAGCACCTACAAGGATCAGTTTAACATCGCGCAGCAGCGGTTCAGCGACGTCCTCGGTTTGAACACCGCGCAGCAGGGCAACGTCACCAACCAGTTCGCCCGCGCATCCAATATTGCTTCGCTGGGTGAGAACGCGGGCGCGCAGACCGGATCGATCGGCAGCAGCCTGGCCGGCACATCCGCCAGCATGATCAACCAGGCGGGGATCGACACGGCGGCCGGCATCAAAGGCATCGGCAACGCGGCCACGGGGGCCGCGCAGAACTACCTCGATTACACCAATTTCCAGAAGTACCTGAACTCGCCAAGGGCGGCGGGCGGTGGCGCTGGCGATACGCCGTTGGGCGCTTATCCAAACAGTGGGTCTGTGTAATGAGCGACAGCATCAACGCCCTGATTGGTGCGCAGCACAACGCCAGCGTGATCGACAGCCTCGCTAACCCGCCGCAGGTCAACATGCTGGGCTCGATCTCGCGCGCCACCGAGGCGGCGCAGGGCGTCATGCGCATGCGCGCGCTGCAATCGCAGCAGGCGTGGGGTGAGGCGTTGCAGCAGTCGACCGACCCCAACACTGGCGCGGTCGACTACTCAAAGGCGACGGCGCTCGCCGCCAAGGACCCGCGCATGCCGATGGGCATGGCCGGCGCGACCGAGGGCGCGTCGGCACGCACGACCGAGCAGCTCGCCCGCGCGCATACGCTCCTCGGCATGACCTATGGTGCCGTCGGCGGACTGCCGGAGAACGCGACGCGGGCCCAGGTCATGGCGGTGCTCGGCCGCCTGAAGGCGGCAGGCGCCCCCGGCGTCGATGAAGAGATGGCGGCGGTGCCGCAGAACGATGCCGACGTTCCGGCCTACGTCAAACAGATGAACCTGGCGGCCAGCAGCGCCATGGACCAGTTTCACACGCGCGTCGGCACGCCCACCACGATCAACCAGGGTGGTCAGATCGTTGGCACCACGCAGGCTCCACCGGATCAAGGCGGCGGGCTGCGGACACCCTCGGGGGCGGCGATCCCGCTCGGACTGACGGCCGAGCAGTGGAACGCGCCCGTTCAAGGCTACCGCAACCCTGACACCGGTCAGCCCGAGGCGATCACACAAGGGCAGCTGCTGCAGCGGCTCAAGCTGGCGCCGCCCGGCAACTTCGGTGTGGGGGCGCCGCCTCCCGGCCCCGCTGCAACGTCAGGCGCCACCGCAGCACCCGCGCCAGGCGCCCCGGCCGCGACCCCCACGCCCCCGGTGCTGACCGGCCCCCGGCCGGATGACGAGGCGCGCTGGAAGGCGAGCAGCGACCTCTACGCGCGGGACAAGGAGGCCACGACGACGTTCCAGCAGCGGCTCTTCCCGCTCGCGCAGGTGCAGTCGATCCTTGCGTCGGGAGATGTCACCACCGGTCAGGGGGCTGATGCCCTCAACCGGGCGAAAAGCTTCCTGATGACGGCAGCCACGAGCATGGGCTGGGACGCGCAGACGATCCAGCAGGCCGACTATGACAAGGTCGCCAAATATATGCAGCAGTATGTCAACGCTCAGGGGATGTCCGGTCGATCCGACCAGGCGCTGGCGTCGGCGATCAGCGGCAACCCGAGCTCGCACCTGTCAACGATCGCTAACAAGGACGTCGTCAAGCCGCTGATCGCCATGGAGCGGATGAAGCAGATGGCGATGTCAGATTTCGAGCAGACCGACGGGCATCCGCAGAATTATACCCGGTTCCTGAATGACTGGCAGAACACGCACGATCCGCGCGCATTCATGTTCGACATGCTGACGCCGGAGCAGCGGACCAAGATGGTGAACGGGATGACCAAGGACGAGCGCATCCGGTTCGGCAAGACGCTCGACCTTGTCGAGAAGACGCCGGGCTTGATGTCCCTCTCGGCGATGCCGCACTGACATGCCGGACCTCACGCAGATCACCTCGCCGTCGGGCGTCAAGTTCACCGTCGCGAAGGATGCTGCGGACGCGTTCGGCGGCTTCCTCGCCGACCTCGAGGGTGCCGGATACAAGATCGATGCGAAGAGCAGCGGCGGCTACAACCCGCGCAACATCGCCGGCACCGACACGCCGTCACAGCATTCCTTCGGGCATGCGATCGACATCAACCCGGCCAGCAACGCGCGCGGCGCCAAGACCACCAGCGACCTGCCGGCGAATGTCAATGATCTCGCCGCCGCGCACGGGTTGACCTGGGGTGGCACATGGTCGGGCGACACGCGCGACCCGATGCATTTCGAACTGAGCGGGAAGCCCGCCGTGGCCGATACCGGACCCAGCGCCGACGACCTCCAGAAGCGGATGGACCGTCTTGCCCCTGCGGCGGGCACTGGGGGCGGTGCAGCGGCGGGAGCGACACCGGCACCCGCTCAGGGCGAAGGGCCGTCTGGCGATGATCTGCTGCGCCGCATGGAGGGGCTCGCGCCGGCAGCGGCGGCGACCCCGCCGCCGGGTCCTACACCGCGCTTCGACGACTACGGCCGCCCGATCGGCCCAGACACTCCCGACGTCGCGGCCGGGCAGGCGATCGGCGAGAGCTATCGCGCGGCGGGCTCGCTCCACAATTGGCTGGCCCCGGCGCCAGACACAGAATATGGCGACGTGCTGCCGCTGGCCCGCGACACGAAGACCGGCGAAATCCGGATGGCGATGCCGAACATGCTGCGCACGCCACTCTACGGCGCGACGGAGCCGATCGCGGAAGCTGCGACCCTCAACCCCGTCACCGGCACGTTCGGGGTCACCCCGGAGGTTTCCGCTGCGGCGCAGGCGTTCGGCGCCAGGCCGACAGGGTTCAGCCGCCCCCTGAGCTCCGTGCCGCTGGCCGAGCGTGAGGCGGCTGCGGCGGGTAAGCCGCCGCCGGGGGCCCCTGCGCCAGCGCCAGGCGGCGCGCCGGGCCAACCACAGCCGGCGGGGGCAATGGTCACGCCGCCGCAGCTGGCGACGTTCACGCCCGAGGAGACGGCAGCGTATCGCGCTTCCGCCGAGGGCCGGAAGCTGATGGAGAACAGCGAGATCGGCGTGCCCGATCGCAACGCCTACATCTCGGGCGTCACCGTCAGCGCTGCCGAGCAGGAGCTCACGGCCGAGCTGGCGCGCGAGCTGAAATCTGCCGGGGGCGAGGACACGGCGGTGTCGCAGGACATCAAGGCGACGGCGCAGCGCAACGACGAGCTGCGGCGTGGGCACCTCAAGGACACGACCGGCGACGAGGTCAGCGTTCATAACGAGGAGCAGGCGCAAAAGACCGCTATCGAGGAAGCCAAGCCGCGTGTGTTCGGCGAGGACAACGTGCGGGGCGATGTCTCCATGCGCCCGCTCCTCGAGCAGATCGACAAAACGCTCGCCATTCCCGAGAACCGTCAAAACCCGCAGCTGCAGAAGGTGTTAGGCGATCTACGCGACCGGCTGACCAACCCCGATGGCACCCCGAAAGAGATGCACCCGCAGGAGGCGTGGGGGCTGCGCCGCAGCATCGACCGGCTCACCGACAAACGGATGGCGGCGGAAGACCCCAACCTGCACTACGAGGGGCACCAGCTGCGCACCATCTCGGACGTTCTCGACGGCGAGATCGAGAAAATGGCGCCCGGCTACGCGGACATGGTCAACACCTACCGATCGCACGCGCAGAAGATTGAGGCGATGCAGGTGTTGCAAGATAAGACGCGCGGCATGCTGAGCCAGACCACGACGCCCGTCCGCTTTAGTGACTTCCAGCGTTTCATGAAAAACGTGGTCGACATGCGGAAGACGCCCTCGACCGATTTGAACCCCTACAAATCGATCACCGACGAGCAGATGCAACGGCTGTGGAACGTGCGCGATGATCTGCGCCGCGTGGCGACGGCGTCGGAGCTGGCGCGCGCCCCCGGCAGCGATACGTTGCCGAACGTCATGGATATGTTGAAGCGCCACGGTCCCGGGTGGGCTGCGCACGGGGTGGCAAACTACATCTCACCGGGCTGGGGCAGCGTAGTCGTGAAGGCGCTCCAGGGTGCCGCTGAACCAGCCCGGGCCGCCCGGGCGCAGGCGCGAACGCGAGCTCGCGCGCAGGAGTTGTTGCACCCACCGAACCCGCTGATCAACCCGAACGCCCCGCCCTAGCAATCAGCCATAAATCTGCCGGATGCGGTTGCGCCAATAATAGATCGGAATGCCGGCGACGAACCACGCAATCACCAAGCCGATGATCACGCCAATGACGGCGCCGCCTGTCGGAGCGAACAGGACACCGAGGGTGAATGCGAACGCCGCGCCCACCACCAGGAACATCAGCACGCGGGCATACCAATGGCCGATGAGCCAGAAATAGCCGAGGACCGCCGCCAAGGCGCCGCCGATCAGGATGTGCATCACCGTGTCACCTCCAGAAGTGGCTGACGATGGCCACGAGGACGCCGCCCAGCAGTGACGCGGCCAGAACCAGAGGGGCAAGCCAGCGGTCGCGCTCATATTTGCGCCCCTCGGCGATCAGCTTGTCGTGCTCGGCGACGAACTTCCGCGCCTCTTCTGCGAGCTTGGCGGTTTCAGCCCGCTCGCGGTCGATGCGCGCAATCTCAGCCCGCAGATCAAGCTGGCCACGCCAGTCGGCGGGGATGTCACTCACCGCGCCACCGTCTGCTCGATGTGGGCGAGCTGCCCGCTGATCTGGGCGAGGTTGCCGTCGATCCGGCCCATGCCCGTCCACAGCAGCGCCTGACTGCCAAGCACGGCGGCGATCTTGCCTCTACACTCGACGCGGCAGATCGTATTTCCGGGCGCGTATTGCAGCGCGTCGATAATTCGCTCGCTGGCGTGCAGGCCGGTGACGCACATTTCAAGCGGCCCGTCGTAGATCAGCGTCTCCCCGTCGGGTGGAATGGGCCGACCGTCTCTAAGAGCGCTAGCACAAAAATGCCAACCGAGCATAGGCTCATGGTTCGCCATCACTTCGCCTCCCGCGCAGTCACACGCTCTGTAGATTTTTCCAGAACCTGCGGGAGGGGATGCCGCATCAGGACATCCAGCGCGTGCTTCTCGTACTGCTCAATCACGGTGGCTGCTTGGAGAATTGCCTGCGCCGCGAAGGCAACAAAGTCCTTCCCAGAGTAGATATGCTCCACAGTCTGCATGAATTGCATAACGAGCCGGCTTTGCTGCGCCGCTTTCACCAGCCGCTCATAATCAGCATCGGCGAACCACTTGCGCCCACAGCGCGGCATATGTCCCAGCGCGTGCTCATGACGAAACAGCGCATCTAGCGCATCTGGCGCGCTGCCGAACTGAACGCGCCACTCGGGGCCAAGGCGCCGCTCAAGTTCCCATTCGATGCCCAGCAGTTCACGCTCGGGGGTCATGGCCTTTCTCCTTGCTGGCGCTCCAGCACCTCATCGATGCTCAGCCCCGCACGATACAGCGTCGCCGCCTCAGACACATCGAGCTTCGGCAGGAACCGCGCCTCCAGCCACAGGTCGCAGCGTGTCAGCCACGTCAGGAAGCGGGGGCGCGGGAGGGCGAACAGCAGCCCGCCGGCCCATAAGGCGACCGACAGCTTGGCGTCGATGGCGGCCAGCCGGCTGTCGTAGTCGGCGATGACCTCGGCGGCCTTCCTCGCCTTCGCTTCAGTTGCCCCGGCCTCGATCAGGGCGTCATACATCTCGGCGATCCATCACGGTCATGGGGTCTGTCTTCTGGAGGTTGTCATGAACATCGTAACCATCATCGTCATCCTGCTCGTCGTGCTGCTGCTGTTCGGCGGGCTCGGCTATCACGGCGGGTGGCAGTCGAGCTACCCCGGGGGGTATTACGGCGGCACCAGCGTGATCGGCATCCTGCTGGTGATCCTGCTGGTGCTCTGGCTGACGGGCTACCTCTAACGTTTGGACCCCACGACCCCCGTCACCATTGTCAACATTTTAGACCCCACGAGAACTCGAAATTGATGCGCGCAACCGCACTGGTTGCGCAGGAAGGTAGTGTTTATGCGCTCTTTGCGCACGTTGCAACACCCCGCAAACTCTACGAGACAATAGCGAACCCGAGAAAATCCGGGGCCTGCAGCGAGGTTTTTGGACCCCGGTGGACCCCAGTGAACCCCGGGGTCCAAAGCTGACTTAATGGTTGTTAGTGCAACGCGTGTTGTCCTCTTCGCACGCGAGCACGTCAGTCTGTGCCGCCTCCTCGGGCGAGAGCCCGTGCTGGTAGTATGACCCCAGCGCATGGTCGGAGAGCATCTGCGCCCAGGCGCCGGCATCGATCTGCTCCCACCCCTGGCGATCGCAGGCGAAGCGCCGGAACTCGGCGCGATAGGCCTCGAGCCACGCCTGGCGCTCGGTCATGAGCTGATCTCCAACATTCAGAGATGGCGCTCGAGCGCCGTAGCGATCATGATCTTCCAGCAATCCCGGGCGGGCTTGTCGCCAATCCGTCGCCCCCGCATGCGGCCGGTTTGTGTCCGGTTATATGGCTCGGCATTCCCACCGCACATGAACATCATCGGCGTCGGCTCGTGCATCGTTTCGATGACATGACGCGCAAGCAGCTGCCATTCTTTCCATGTCTGCGGGATGCTTCGCGCCATCATAGCCCGTGCCACCCGGTCAACCATTTCTGGCTCTGTCATGCCTGCCCCCCGGCCGCCGTTTGGTCGCCATCGATCAGCACCCCCAGCCGCTGCACCGCCGCTTCCACATGCAGCCTGGCGCGCGCCATCTCGCGGCGGCATTGGTCGTCGTTCGCGGCCAGGGCCGCCGACGACAGCATGCTCGCCGCGTCGCAGAGCTCGATGGTCGTCAAAGTCAGGCGCCGGGTTTCAGTCGGTGTCATGCCTTCTGCTCCTCCCGTTTTTTGAAGACGATGCCGTGTTCCTTGACGAGATTGGCGACATCATCGGTAACGTCGAACCGCTCGCCAGTGCATTCTACGAGCCCAGGACGCACCTCTTTCCATGCCCGGGTGGCGAAGAACCGTTGCGAGAGCACAGAATAAAACACGCGGATCGGTCGCCTCTTCATTTTGAATAACGCAGCCCCCGACTGCCCTTGGCGCTGAGCGGAAACCCCTTCGCCCAATCCGGCGCAGCGCACATGATCTCGAGCTGCTCGCCGATCGACCCGTGCCAGGCCCCCGGCTCGCAGATGATCTCGTCGTGCACCAGGGCGATCGGCTGATAGTCTTCGCGCTCGAGGGCGAGCATGCCGTGCACGAGCAGGTCGCGGCACAGGCCCTGCACTGCGTTCTCGGTCAGGCGCCCGCCGTAGGTCTGGCCGCGCTCCCACTTCTTGGTCTTCGGGTTGACGCCCACGTAGGTGAGCATTTCGCCACCGAATTTATCGGGCTCGATGAGGGGCTGCGAATACCAAATGCACCGACCGCTCGGCAGGCGCATGCGCAACCACTTGCCTGCGCGCTGGAAACGGATTTTGCCTATGTGTGTCGTCGCGCCCGGCATTTTCACGGCGTCGATCGCCGCTTTGTTCATGCTGCGCCACAGAAACGGGATACGTTCGAACGTCTCGCGATAAACGTGGATCGCGTTCACCGCCTCGCCCTCGGTCAGATAAATCCCGGTGTTGGCCAGCACCGTCTCACGAAATTTATACCAGCCCATCTGGTAGCCCGCACCTAACACAAGGGTCTTGCCAACGTGTCTCTCGCGGCTGTCGGGTGCGATGCGCTCGGGCGAAATGCCGTAAACCTCGGCCGCCATCTTCTCGTAAATCTTTTCGCGGCGAGCGAACGCCTCGAGCAGGTCTGTCTGACCGGCCAGCCAGGCGACGCCTACGGCCTCGACCGAGCTGAAATCCGAGGCGGCGATATCGCAGCCGGGGCGGGGGATGATCGCGCCGCGCAGCATGCGGCTGATCATCTGCAACGGCGCACCCCACAACGCGTCTACCAGGTCAGGTCCGCCGTCGAGCAGGTCGCGGCACCCTTCCCAATCGGAGACCGTCTCGCGCGGCAGGTTCTGCACCTGCAGGCCGTGTGAAATATATCTGCCAGTGTTAGCCCCATGGTAACCAAAAAGGCCGCGCACCACGCCCTCGTCATCAGCCCGGTGCAGGAGCGCGTCCAGCTTGCGGGTGCTGATCATGCCGGCCTCGTAGCGCACCCGCAGGACGTTCTTGCTGTGCTGGTCGACGTCCTCGTTCGCCAGCAGGCGCAGCACGTCCCGGCGCCGGAGTTCGGGCAGTTCGTCGCGCGCGTCAGGCTTGCCCTCGGCGAGCAGCACATCCTCGTCACCGATGGTCGCTTCGTCGTCCTCTTCCAGTGGTGCTGGCTCCGCGAGCCCGAACGGCTTCGGATCGTCCATCGGTGGACGGCGCAGGTCAACGCCGCGATCGACCAGCCAGCGCTTTAAATCCGTGACATTGCTGGCCTTGGCCACGGCACCGTTAGTGAGCCGCTTAATTTCACCATCGAGGCGCTCGCGCGTCTCCTCGCCGACCACGCGCGCCTGGCGCACGAAATCAAGATCGAAGCGCACGCCCCGGTCGTTGATGATCTCAGTCTCGACCCAGACATGGACCTCGTCGGGCAGCAGCGGCTGCAGGCTACGATCGAGGGCGCGCTCCACCTTGACGTCGAAGCCGCAATAATCCGAGAGGCGGGTCATCCGCTCCTCGTCCTCCCACCAGGTGACGCTGCCGCCGGGGAGCACCGCGCGCGGGCGGCACATGCGCAGCATCAGGGCGTGACCCTGCAGGTCTTTGCGCACGTCCAGGCCGGCGGCGTTGGCGGCGGCGTCAAGCCCGCCAGGCAGCGCCTGAGCCCGCGCGCGGGCCATGGTGCAGTGCCACCGGCTGATCGGGACCGTCGGCCAGCCGTAGCGCGGGTGCAGGACGAGGGCGAGGATGATCCGTTCGAACGCGGCATTGTGCGCGACCACGCGCACGTCGGGGTCGGCGAGGGCGTCGAGATATTGCCGGGGCAGATCGCGGCCGGGGCGCCATTCGCACGGCGCCTCGCCGTCGAGCGCGAAGCGAGCCACCGTCACCGAGGTGGAGGGGTGGCTCGCGTAGATGTAAACGCCGGTCTTGCGCAGATCGACGGTCGAACGCGTTTCGCAGTCCCAGTAGAGGGACCGGGTCATCGCTTACCAGTCCATCGGGCGGCCAGCGTGCAGCACTGCATCATTGGTTCGTCCCCACAAGAATTTTGCGTGCCCAACCACAGCTTGTTCGTCCCGCCCGGCACGGCTCTGCCAACCTTTGGGGTCACGCGCCGGGCGCTCAGCGATGAGTGTCCACCCGGCTCCACGCAGCGACGCTCCGCTCTCTGTCTGCAGCGTGTAGGTGATCAGCCTGCGCCAACCCAGCGCCTTCGCCGCCCGCCACAACGCGCCGTAGATCGCGCTCGGCGTGTTCTTCGGCGCGTCACCGGCGACGCAACATCTCGTCACCTCACAGGTCACGCCGTCCTGCAGCGCCCGCGCCGCCGGGCGCCCCACGATGCCCACACCCACCAGTTTGCCGTCATCCGCCGCGCCACACGCAAACAGCCCGGAGAGGGGTGCTTTGTTGTGCCGATGAAACGCGCGCACAAAGCTGATTGCCTCTCCGAGCATACATGGAACGATTATCAGAGACACGCGTCCCCCTGCCTGGGTCAGAAATCCTCGGCCATCTCTTCGGCTTCGACGTCGAAATCCTTTGACGGGCTCGAGCGCCCGAAGGTTTCGTCGCGCTTCAGCAGCTGGATGTTATTCAACCCTAACGAGACGCCGATCCCTTCCTTCATTTCGTAGATGAAGGGCCGGCAGGAAATCTTCGCCCAGCGCCCGGCGTAGAGCTCGGCCGCGTCGGTGATGAGCACGTTGGGGTCGAACGACACCACCTTCGGCATCTCGCTCGATGAGGCGTGCACGAAGTGCCACCCGTCCTCGTAGCCGGCCAGGTGGGGCTTCTCCGAGCAGTCGCGCACGACCTGCTCGTGCGTGCGCGCGCGCGCCGGCCACTTCTTAGGGTCCGTGCCCCACGCCTGCTGCTCAAGGCCAATCAAAGCCTTGGTGATGAATACGTAATCATAGTCTGGCGGCAGCAGCAGCGTCAGGTCATAGCGATTACCGCGTGGCGTCTCCTTGGGAGTGAAGATGCTGGGGAATGAAATCCGGCCAGGGCCAACCCGCAGCACCGGGCCGTCATATTTGGGCGTGCTTGCCATCGGTTTCAGTCCTTTGCTTTCTCAGTTTCAAATTCAAGCGCCGCGACCGCCGACGGTGCGACGGCGGGGCGCGGGTCGTCGGCCGGGACCAGCGTGGTTCCCGGGTCGGTCCAGGTGATGAGCGCGTCCCAGTTATTCGGCTTGCTGAGCTTCGCGCGTTTCAGCGCCTTCTCCGCTTGCGCCGGGGACAGCAGCTCGGGTGGCGCAAATCTATTTTCCTCGAGAAGGAATGTTAGTGCAGCTGACGCCTCATCCTCGCTGATCCATTTGCGGGTGGAGCGCTTGGCAGCGAGCTTCCAGCCGGGAATGACGAGGCCACGCTCGGCCGCGCCCCGGGCGTGCGCCTCGACAGCAGCAATCCAAATCTTGACCAGGGACGCGGCGTCGAGGACGAGCGCCAGCTGCTCGGGCGTCAGGTCCGCCGGGGGGCGCGGGCGTCGCTCCTCGATCGGGCGCTCATCGTCAAATTCGGATGCGGCCACGGCCAGGGCCCTCTCGTGCAGGGCCGGGCAGACCACCGCCCCCCTGCAAAAACTACAATGCTCGCCGGGGACGAGGGGCGCGTCGGGCGCCAGCGCCCGCTCGGCGATTTCGACCAGGTCGCCTGCCAGGTCCATGACCTCGTCCGGGGTGAGCTCGGTGGTCTGGATGCTGTTCCGGCGCGGCTGCACGACACAGAGCGTAATCTGGTTGATGATGGTGCCGGGCGGCAGGGACTGCAGGACACCGAGGGCATAGCCGGCGAGCTGAAAATTCGGCCGGCCGTCGGGACGGCGCACCGGCACGGGGTGTCCGCCGCCGGTCTTCAGGTCACCGACCCAGAGGTGCGGGGGCGCCAGCACCACCGCGTCAGCCGTGCCCCAGTAGAGTTCGTGTAGGGCCTCGAGGCTGAACCGGTGCTCCACCATCAGCTCGCCGCGCAGGTGGTCCCACGCGCGGCGCACCGTGGCCAGCCAGGGCGCCAGGATGTCCTGCCCGTCAAGATCATCCGGGGTCGCCTCGAGCACGTCCCAGCCTTCTGACAGGGCCGCAGCGGCGACGCTGTGCAGTTCGGTCCCGCGTCGGCTGTATTCCGTCTCCGTGCCGGGCCGGTCGCGCTCGAGACGCAAGCTGCCCGGGCAGCAGAACCGCCGCTCGAGGACGGACATGCCGAGGGGGCTGTGGCCGCCGCTCATGCGTCAGCCCTCGCGATGCCGATCCCGGTGGAGGGGAAGGGGAAGCGGCCCGCCGCTTCGCACGCGAGCACCTCGGCCTTGATCTTCGCCGGATCGGTAAAGCCGTATTCATACCAGACGTAAAAACACTCGCGGCAGATGCGAGCCTGGCCGTGCCACATTGAGCCGCGCACATACCAGACAGCGCGCCCGCAGCAATCGCACAGCCAGGGGCCGTCCTGATCGCAGACCAGGGTGCCGGGGGGCGCGGCCACGGCCGGGCTCAGGCCGGCGCCTGCAGCTCGGCCAGGACGCCGCGCGCGGCATCCTCGATCGCCATCCACCGCTCCGGCGGGCAGTCGAGCAGGCGCGGCGACCCGCCGTGCTTTTGCAACAACGCGACCACCGCAGCCACTTTTTGGGGATGCGCGCTCGAGACATCGCTCAGCAGCGCGCGCATCTCCGGTTCGGTGAGCGGCTTGCGCTCCGCTCCGTTGCCGGCGGCTGCGGGGGCGGTGCGTGAGGATGTTTGCCGCTTGTCCGACCGTGGTTTCGGCGCGGGCTTTGGCGGCGGCCCCTCGGCCGCCGCGACCCGTGCCGGGTCGGCGGGGTCCGCCAGGCCGCGCTGAAAATCTTCCTCTTCTACGGCACGCTGCAGGGCAGGGTGCGCCTGCGCCTGCTCGCGTAACAGCAGGGCGGCCAGCACGTCCGCTGATAGCTCGGTATCAAATTGCACATGCAGATTGATCGTCGCGCGCGGCATCAGGCAGCTCCCCTTATAATTTCGTTAACGAGATATTCCTTGCGGCGCAGGATCGACGCGACGCGGGCGTCAATGGAACGTGACACCGCCAGGATCGAAGCGTGCACCGGGCGTTCCTGCCCGGCGCGCATGCAGCGCGCGATCGCCTGCTCGACGTCGGCGGGTGTCCAGCTGGTCTCGAGCAGCAGCACCCGCCGGCAGGCCTGCAGGTTCAACCCGTGGCCGGCGACCTTGGATTGTGCAACCAGCACACGATCCACGCCTCGGTGAAAACGGTCAATCAGCGCCGTGCGCATGGGGCCGGGCGTATCCCCGGTGATCACGCTGCAGTTCCAGGTGCGAAGCCTCCCGGCGACATGGCGCAGGGCGTCGAGGTGCAGGCCAAACACCACAATGCGATCGGCGCCGCCGGTCAGCTCGGCCTCGACCAGGTCCGCGCAGCCCTCGGCTTTGGCTAACGCAGTCACGCGCCGCATCGACGCGAGGGGGAGCAGCATTGCCTGCAGGCGCTGCCAGGCGGCGGCCGAGCCGCCGTCGATTTGCGTCAGGATGATATCGACCTCGCGCCGCTGCTCGGGCGTGAGCGTGGCGTCCATCTCCCGGCGGTGCTTGTCGCTGATCTCGAGGGGGATGGTGTCGACGGTCAGGGGCGGCAGGTCGTGCAGGTCGCGCAAGCCGGCGCGCGAGCTGCACGCGCGCAGGATTGCGTGCAGGCGGGGCAGGTTTTTGCCGCCCGTGGCCTGCAACCCGTAGGGGCGTTGCGCGGTGATGCAAAATTCTCCTAGGAATTGTTGCAAAGTGTCGATCCCCGGCAACGTGTGCGGGAATAGCCGGCTCAGGTGTGGCCAGAGCTCGTCGGGCGAATTGCTGACCACCGACCCGGTCAGTATCCACACACGCTCGCAGCGGCGGAACAGAGCGCCCTTGCTAGTGCTGCGCGCGCCGTAGAAAGCGCGCGTGCGAACAGTGCTGGAGTGCGCCAGGGCATGCCCCTCGTCGCACACGCAGCTCGCCCAGGTCAGCTTGAACAGCTGCCGCCAGATCGGGGTGGTGCGCATCAGGTCGTAGCTGACGACGACGACGTCGGCACGCGCGTCGACGGTCGCCTTCCCGGTGCGCAGCATCTGCACCCGGACACCCGGCCGTTGATCCTCGATCACCTGCACGGTCTGCGGGATCAGGATCGCCAGCGTGATCCACAGCTGCCGGCCGCCGACCAGACGGCCGGCCTCGACGGCGGCCAGGGTCTTGCCGCAGCCCGGGTCCCACAGCAGCAGCCAGTGCCCGATCACCAGATCGGACAGCACCTGGCGCTGGTGGGGCCAGAGGGCGGTCACCACTCCCGGTCGTCCCGGGCGAAGCCTTCCGGCGTCGTCGCCTCGGCGCCGGCTGGGTAGGCGCCGGTCGACAGCAGCTGGTCGATCGTCTCCCTGAGGATGAGAATTTTTCGCCGGCCGACATGCACGCAGGGAATGATCCCTTGCGCGACATAGAGATAGAAGGTTCGCCGGGGAATACCGAGGATTTCCGCCGCCTGCGCGACCGTCAGGGTCGCCCGGGGAAAGAGCTCACGCTGCGCGGTTTGAGGTGTCGCGGTAACCATGATCCGGCCAGCCTGCGCCCGGTTGCGCAATGCGTGCAATACTTTTGAGCGCACAACCGTGGGGTTGTGCTACCAGTGCGTGTGCGCGCAAGGAGTGCAAGATTGTCTTGTGTCGGTTCGCGCAACAGGCGCAAGGTGCGCACACGACACAGAGGAGTTTGTTTGCATGCCTGCGTCTACGGCCGACACTACGCGCCCACCCCACTCCCGCGACAAGATGGCATGGGCCCGCGATGCGCTCGCCCGCGCGAAGTTGAGCCAACGCGACCTGGCCCGGGAATGGAATGCCAGCGAGAGCACGGTGTCGCGCTGGCTCGATGGTTTCCAGGCGTCCGACCTGCCGGTGAGCCGGGCGATGGCGTTCGCGAACCTCGTCAAGATGAATTGCTGCG